ATTGTGTAGGCAGCACGTAAGGCACGAGTCCTTGCGGTTACTGTTGCTTTCTCAATGGTAAATCCCATGTCTTGGAATACTGGAGCTCCTGAATCGTCATAAGTCTCACCAGTAGCAGTAGCGTCACCACCCTGTACGTTATATGTACCGGCAGTATTAACACCCCAAATGTCTGGAAGAGCTGCATCAGTTGTAACTGAAGCGGTTCCACCATTAAGAGCACCAGGCTCTGTTCCTGCTTGTGATCCAAGAGTTGAATTTGACGCTCCTGTATCAGCTTCGTCATGAAGTGCTTCAGCTGTACCAACGGCACCATCACCCATTCTTGCTTTCATAGCAAAAATAAGTCCTGTTGGGCCACTCATAGGCTGAACACCACAAATGTCGTATGCCATCAAATTAGGCATTGCGCGACGTACTAAAGAAATCAAAACTGGATCCCAGTTTGAGACTGATGCTACAGAGGTATCTGCCTCAGCAAGCATCGACTTCTGCTCTTGCATTTCTTTTTCTTGGTTTTCCAAGATAACTGCGGTAACCGCACGTTTGTAAGAATCTGTGATCTGTGGGAGATCTGGATGATTCAATACTGGTTGCCACTTCTCTTGGAGTTGTTCTGAATTATACATAAATTACTCCTTTAAAGTTTTCAGATATTATTTTTGAGCTCTAGAGTTATCTTTCTTAATGGCAGACATATACTGTGCCATAGATCCAGATACTTCTTGAACTTCTTCTTGTGAACCTTCTTCAGTAAGAGTCTCAGTTTCCTTCGCCTCTACTTTTCCAGTTCCAAAATAGCTTTCCTTAATTGTTTGAAGTTTCTCTGTGTAAGAATCCTCATCGGAAAACTCAACATCATCAACCAGACTTTGGAACTTCTCAGTTTCAGTATCAGTCATCCCATCAGCAATATTTGCAATCAATGACTCTTTTACGAGTTCACCTTTTGCTTTTTTCAACTGGACATTTTCTTCCATCTGCTTGTTTAGTTTATCTTCCAATTCTTCGATTTTCGATAAATTGGCTTCCAGAATGTCATACTTCTCATCTGGAACATCAATATAGTGATCTTCAAATAATCCTTTTAGACCACTAATGAAATCTTCTGCGATCTCACCTTTGAGTCCACGCTCAATAGCAAGTTCGTTTTCAGACATCCATTGCTCAACAACATAGTTAAGATACTCATCAACCTTCTCAACCATAGAAGTCATTGAGGTTTCTGCGAGTTCTTTCATCTGCTTGTCGTTTTCTTCCTGAATCTTTTCCAACTCAGAACGAACCTTTGACTTAATAGCAGTTTCAAAAATTGTTGCGGCTTTTGTATTGAATTCTTCTGAAAGTTCTTCTCCTTGAACTAATGCTTCAACATCTCCCGAAACATCTAATTCATCAATCGTTTGATCGATGGAAATCTTAACACTTTCAGCTTGTTCTTCTTCTTCCTCATCATCATCATCACCTTCTGACTCACCTATGACTTGTGTGCCATAGATTTTAGAAAGATCTTCTTTTTTAAGACCTTTTAAGTGATCGACTAGACCAGCAAGAATTTCTGATTTTAGTTTAGGAACTTCAAGAGCTTCCTTTTTGGTTTGCTCTTCTTCTTCCTCACCTTCTTCTTCTTCAGAATCTTCTTCGTCATCATCTTCTTTGACTTTTTTCGATTCTGCCTTTGCCTTTTTTACCTTTTTGGCAGCATTTGGTTTCGATGGAGATTCAGCATCAATAGCATCATCTTCTTTGACAGCTTTTGATTCTTCAACTTCTTCCACTTCTTCCATTTCTTTAGTTTCTTCAGACATTTTAAGTCTCCTTGTAAAGTTTTGATTAATTATATTTATAAAATTAGAGTTTTGAAAGGAACATCTCGAACGCTTCGAGCTGTTTATTTTCGGAAGCAAGTCTTTCGATTTTAGCAACTTCGGATTCCCTAAGAATTCCGTTATCCCAAATCCATTCTATTCCTTCCATAATACCTTCCACAAACGCCTCTGGTGCAGACGGATCAGCAACGATGTCTCCTGCTGTTGCAAGATAAAAATCGTCTTTAACTACATTAGTTTGACCCCTCTTTTCAAGTGTACCCATTCCTCTACTAGAGACTCCAAGTTTTGCACCTGCATTTAAAAGTTCCTTGACAATTTTACCATTAGGTGTGTCAAGAATCTTTGCCTTCCCGATAATATTATTACCTTCGGGATATAGTTCTTCGATTAAATGAGAAACCCTGTCCAAATTAACTGTTGGCCCGTCAGGATGTCCTAACTCTCCAAAAGCACGTTTGGGTTCTACAAGTTCCTTATTATATCTCTTAACTTCTTTTGTTAAAGTATCAAGAGGGTACATACGACCATTCCTATTCTTAGTCTCGGCCTGCATGAAAACCCCTTTGATTTTTAGATCTTTTCCATCCTTACCTTCAGTAAGAAGTTCAAAATCATCAAACATTTCCGTGATTAATTTCATCTATTACCCTCCTGAGTATTGTTTATGAACAATAATAACTGCATAGGAATCGCCTGATAATGTAATACCAAAATCATCGGTGTTTGTTCCACCTAGAACAGCTCCAGCTGCCCCTAGATTCCAATGTCCTGTTCCTGTAAAAGCATGAACAGCAGTACCACCCCTATCTATTGTAATTGAAGTTGCAGTTTGCCAGAACATTTCGACAATATCTGCTGACACGACAGTACCTTCATTAGATGCGGTAAGTTCCGCTAATGTTATTGCACCATCGGTGGTATCTATGTGTAGTACACTTCTACCTTGTGAGTTTGTAATTGTATTTGCCATAGTTTATCCTAAATTGTTAGCATTTCTTTGTCAAAATAATCCATAATATCTTTAACTTTTACGCTGTGTTTCTTCGCAACCTTCTCTACATTTTTATCAAATGTACTCAGAAAATCACCTGGCTTCTTTTCCATAGTGGAAAATACATCATCCACAGCTTTCTTCATCTTAGGTGTAAGTTTTTTATATGCAGATGATTTCTTATGTTCATCTTTTTCTACAACCCATGTACTGAATTCCCTAAACTTTTTCATCTGTAGTATCTTCTACTGAAGTTTCTGGTTGTGCTTGCACTATAGAATTTGCCACTTCTACTCTTTTTAAATCTAGTGAAGCTCCTATCTTTTGTGCCATAGATGCTTTAAAATGTGTCTCTGCATCTATTTTATTGTCTTTTATTACTGCTGAAATCATATCTGGTAATTCACTCATAATTTATCTCCAAGTTATTTGTTACATATCATCATCCAGATCAGGCTCTGGTTCTGAATCCATTTCTTTTTGCATGGATTCAATCTCATCATCTGACATTCTGAATACTTGTTTTTGAACGTATTTCTTAGAAAAATACGATCCAATAAATGGTTCTATTGTATTTAGGACTTCTAATCGGTCACGCAATAGATCCATATCTCGCATTTCTGCATAATGTCCATCCTTCATATACATATATGAAAGATTATCCTTGATACTTAACCAATCTTCTTCTGCAACAACTCCCTTGAGTATTAGTTGTGTTTTAAGGATGTTGTTGAAAAGACTATTGAATTTTCTTCGCAGCTTCTGAACAAACTTAGTAAATTTTACTTCATCTCTTGTTATTTCTGCGCCTCGACCCATATTAAATCCACTCTCAGTCTCTAAACGACTAATAGGGATATTTAAAGATCGATATAATTTCTTTTGAAAATACAGTATGTCATCAATCTCACCAAGATTTGAACCACCTGGCAATGTTGTAATTTCTGTTCCTCTACCACCTTCTCTACGAGGCAACCAGAAATCCTCTAACATACTCATTTGTTGTCTATCATCCTTTATCTCACCAGTTGACGCATTGTACACCAACTTGTTACGATAACGATTCATGACATCTTTTAGATATTGTTCTGCCTTTACTTTAGGTAAGTTACCAACATCTATATAGAAAATTCTTCGTTCTGGGGCCCTTGCAATACGATAGATTACTACCGCATCCTCAATCATTCTTAACTGATTGACAGGCTTGATTGCTTTTTGTAAGTAGGAAAGAACCATGTTCCTTGAAGGATCATATAATCCTGAAGGACAATTTGCAATCGCATCAGCAGTAATCTTCATAGTACCACCAACTGCAGAACCTTTTCCTCCTCCTAAACCACCCTCATTATATACATAATAGTCCTCTAACACATTAATTGTTGGAGAACCTTTGGGTGTTATATCCTTTTCTACTTTTCTTACTCTTTTAATTTTTAGAGCGTCAATATATCTTAATTCTTGTACACCTTTTTGTGGGTCATTTTCATCTATAACTTTATGAAAATATACTCGACCATCAATATACCATCGCCTAAAAATATCATGTGCTTTATTACTAAAATCCAACAAGTTTAGAACTTGTTCAAATTCATCTTTAACTCTCTGCTTGATTTTAGTGGAATATGGGAGATTATCAACATTAAGTGAAACAGGGGCTTTTAATTCCTCTGTATTCACAGATTCGTTGATAATATCTTCGATTGCGAGATCGCATTCGGGATGTTCTGAGGTAGACCGATACCTTCTAATTAGGTCAGATTCGTTTTTAGCCTGACCCTCTAAGTCTAAAAATT